TTTATTTCGCCTACCTTTAGGCCATACTGGCCGAAGTTTGTCCAATTAATAATTTGTTGCATTATGATTTTGTTTTATAGGTCTTTGCGACCCGGTGAAGAATGATGTTTATCGTAACGCCCAAGGCGCTGACTGTGAAGCCAGTCTTCAAATGTGAAGTTGTTGAGTGTACCGTATAGACTTTCATAGGCGGTTCTTAATTTGATTAGTTCACTATCTGCATTTTGTTGGACAAAGATGCGTTGTTTTAGCATCTCTTTCTCGGAAAAGAGAATATTTTTATAATACCGAGGTATACCAATCTTGTGACCGCCTACTTTTGTGAGGTGTAAACGATATATGTCTGCCTTATGATAGGCGGTACTTGCTGGCGTTATGTAATTCCGTCCCAACCCTTTAGACATTACAGAAAATTCTTTTATACGGTCGTCCCGACCGAATTTTTTTGGCTCAACTGGCTTATTGATATATTTACAAGTATAGGCTATCGAATCACTCGATACCTGTCCTACATGTATATCGCCAAGTGGTACAAGGTCGTTTTGATTCCATGCTTGATTAAATAATTCGGTTTTGGGTACCCCAAAAACGATTGCATGGTAATGCGGTCGCTTTTTGTTTGTTCCATATTCACCCACCGCGTAATACTTAATAGGGTGGGGGATGAGCTTCCTCAATCTTTTCCAGAATAGTTGTAGGTCTTCCTTCTTAAGTGTCATAAACCCGTTTTCTGATATAGGAATGCTTCGGGTATCGTACGTTAATGTGATGAAATGGGCGTGATCGTGATTTCGTTCTTCTTGTAAAAGACGAAAGACCCAATCATTAACACGTTTTAGGCGGCATGGTGGACATTTACCGCAAGGTACCGGCACCTTCTCGGTGCCGGCCTTGGGTAAGACATAGAAAGGAGTGTCACAGGTCATATTGTAGGTGTTCCGTACTTTGGAAGTTTACGAACTGCATGTATGTTGTTAAATACATGCGCTACTATGTGGTCTTCCTCAGGATCAGTAACGGCGAAAATACGCGTGTCCGGGTTGCTTTCTATAAATAGTTCATTGAGTGCGGGAGCATCTTCAAAGATGCGGCCTAAGTGCCAGAAAGCTAATGAAGTACGTAATTCGCCCGCTACGCGTGAGTTAAGAAACTTATATTCTGCATAACGTGGTACATAGCCAAAGATTCCGTCAGGATCTGGTGGATTGCCTCCGGCGGGTCCTTTAATTGCCATTACTTCCTTATTGAGAACTTCCTGTTCTCCAATATTAGCGAACGTTGGAAAGGCGTAATCTAAAGGAGTGAACCGAGTAAGTGAACGGTGTAAACCTTGCTGGTATGCGGTTTGTGGTTGAACATTAATAATACCTATAATGTAACCATATTCCTCTGCTGAATAGTAGCATTTCTTGCCACCACCGACAGATATACCATGACCGGCCATTTGTCCGACTGGTACATTTGCGTCGGTTGTTTCTGCGGTTGCGAGTACCTCGCTAATAACCATTTTTTGCTTGGCTCCGCCAATATATTCCGGCCTCTGTAAGCGTGCATCTGATGATGTAACTCCGAAGTGTGATTTTATAAACTCGACTGCGCGCGTACCTGCGCGTGCGTTTCTTTCCATCCATTCCTGAAGTCGGAAAGCACGACGTACAGTATTGATGTCTACTGCGTCTGATTGTACGTCTACCACCAAAGTGCCATTTGGGTCGTATGTGGCGCCATCTCCGTCTACTCTCATAGTGGATACATATGGTACTGGCCCGGCATTGGAAGTCACATCGCCTACCTCTGGATCGCCACCATCTGAACGTCTGATAATGCCGGGTGTATTGGTAAGCCAACGGTGTTCTACCACTTGATCGTCTGCGAAAGTGAGAGGCAATTGTACCGAATCTCCTTTTTGAGCAAAAGGTAAAGCAGAGGTAAAATAGTCATGTTCCCATGCCCTACGGTATGGTGCGCCGTTTATAATATCATTGTATGCTGTACCATTGTCACCGGGAACAAGCGCAGTGAAGCGTTTTTCTTGGAGATTTTGGTCTCTGTAATACTCATCCCAAATTAATGTATAAGCGGCTATTGGCATCGGTGAAGCCTTAACCGGAATAGAGGTGAATTCTCCGGCTGGATAGCCAAGATAGTCACCAATAGAGCCGGGTTCTGGATGTGCCGTAAGTGCTGAAAGATTAACATATGGTGCTTGTGCGTCCGAATCGTGTTCGGTAATCCATTCAAGAAATTCTTTCCATAGTAACCTTGTGGGAACGAAGAAATAGTGTGTGGTTACATCAACCTTGTGCATGACCGGGGAGATCATCGGCATCATGCGAAGCATGTTTTCTACCGATATTTCAAATTTATCTCCGGGAAGTACTTCAAGGCAACAGGTTGGTACGAGTTCGCCCATTGAGAAGGATAACTTCACATCATGAGAAAGGTCAAATCTTGATGATTTAGGCGTTGATACCTTTACCGTATTAAATATGTTTTTCATATCTGATTTAGGTTAAAGGCGTATTCCGCCACGTGAAACTGAATAGGAGGAGGAACGGCGGCCTGAACGGCGGCTTGATCTACGTGATGATCTTCTACGCATTGTTTTAATTGTTTAAAGTGTTAACGACGTGGTGTAAGTGGAAAAGTCATTGAGGTGTCGACGCGTGTTCGCGGTCTTGGTACTAATTGTTCCAGCCGTTTATATATGCTGGTGCTACCTGGTGAGCGTTCACCTTTGAATGTTTCATAAGCATCTTCGAGTATAGTGCTAATTATTCGCATCCATGTAGGGTCGTTCGGGTTTAACCCATCTTCGCGCAGCTCGATTTCAAAGTCTTTAATCCTTTGATCTTGTTTTAAAAGCTTTGTAGTTTCAAGTATGCGTTTTACTTCTTCGCGGCTCTGTGCGCGGTGTTGTTGCATTGACGACATGCGTTCAATGGCTTCTCGTAAATTACTGGCGTTCATGGCGGCTTCTCGTGCGTCTCTGTTAATGCTGATGTCTATATCAACTTTGCGTTGTCGTAGTCCTTCCTTTCGGAAGTCCAGCGAGTAGGGTCGTAGTTCTGATTCGAAACCGTAATCGAACTCACTTCGGTTTGCGCCTGCTAAAGTGGCGCGTGTCTGTGCTGCCTTGAGATTTGCGTCCTCAAGGATAACGGTGTTTGATGCTTTAAGATTGTCAAGTTGCGCTTGTTTGATTTGAGTATCAAAATAAGAATTAATGATAGGTGTTGTCTGAAAATCTATTTCAGGCGCGCGCGCTTGTGCGCTTTGTACATCTGGTGTAGCAACGGGAGAAGCGTTACCAGAATTGCCTTGTCCATAGATGAGATGTGGGTTTAGTCCGGCTTCTTGGAATCGGGACATTTGTTTAGCAGGAGAATTGTATTCATTCTGCATGTGCCAGAATGCTATGTTATCCTGCTTGGTACGTTCGTACATTTCGCGCGAGAACCTACGGTTCCTGCGATTAGTTAGTACCTGCCCTACTGTATTTGCGCCGACATTAGTGAACTGTCCGGCTGATTGTATTGCTGCTGATGCTATTGCTGGATCTACGGGCATGTTATTTAGTTTTAGTTTGTTTTTGTAGTTGACGTTTTTTGCTGACGCTGCGTGTACCACTCCTCTTTTTACTCCGCTGCGCTCCGTTATTTAGTCGTTGTAGGTGCTGCGTTGTGCTGTTCTGTGTCAACTGGCAATAATACATCAAGTATATTATTGCATGCGTAAAGTTTTTTTACTTCTACTGACGCATTTTGAAGGAAAATGCTATTTTATTCAGGTTCGACTTCGTCGGTCATGTTTTTATCTGAACTTCTGCCTCCGGCGGGCTTTGGCTTAGCTTTTCGTTCGATGTAAGCGGAAGCCTGATTAGCCGTTTCTTTAAGTTCTCGTGCGAAATCAAGTTTGTCCATCTCTGTCATTTTTGAGATGTCGGGTAGGTCGGTATCGGCATCATATTCGCCTTTAAATACCTCGACTGATTCGCCACGAATATAACGCTTTACTAACTCCTGAATAGAGAGCGTTTGACCGGGCACGGTCTTAGATGGTAGGCCATTTATTTCGCCTACCTTTAGGCCATACTGGCCGAAGTTTGTCCAATTAATAATTTGTTGCATTATGATTTTNTNTTATANGTCTTTGCGACCCGGTGANGNNNGATGT